TCACGAGGCGATGCACGTTTACCTTCACCACGGGCCGCGGTGCGGCTCGAAGGATCCGGAAGAGTGGAACGCGGCGGGCGACCGCGCGATCAATTCGGGGATCCGAGCGTCATCGTTGCCGCTGCAGTCGTGGGCGCTTGCCGCGTCGGATATCGGGGCCCCCGACGGTCTCACGGCAAACGATTATTACGATCTTGCGATGAAGAACCCGGCCCCGAAAAAGCCGGGCAACGGCGCGCCGCAACAGGGCAAGGGGCAGCAATCGGGCGGTCAAGGGCCGTCGCAACCGGGCCCCGGCCGCCCCGGTTGCGGTTCGTGTGGCGGCGCAGCGACGGGGATCCGTTGCGAGGCCGACAACGACCCGGCCGCTCGTGATGATGCCGATCTCGTTGTTGCGGTCGAGGCCGCACGCGAGAAAATGAGCCAAGCGAAACAACAGGGAAAACTCCCGGGCGCGTGGCGGATGTTGGTTCCTGACGCGCCCTTTACCGCGCCCGTTGTTGACTGGCGGCAGAAGCTACGCACGGCGCTCCGATCGGCGTGCAAAGCGGTTGCAGGCGCCACGATCCAGCGCTTCGACGCACCCGCACGAAAGCAGGCGGGGATCGGTTATGGCGCGGGGATCCCCGTGCTCGCACGCAATCGTGCGACCGTTCCAAGTGTGGCCGTCGTGCTCGACACGTCGGGCTCCATGATCGCCGATATCCCCGACGCGCTCGCGGAAATCAAGGGCGTTTTGCTGAGCCTCGGGGGCGAAACGGTGCGGTTTTTCGCGACGGATACCCGCGTTGCAGCTGAGGTCAAAACGCGGGATCTTGCAAAGATCGTCGCGAGCGTAGCGGGCGGCGGCGGAACCGACTTCCGCGCGGTGTTCGAACGCATCGAGGAGCTTCGTGGCAAGGACCGTCCGCAAGTCGTGGTGTTCCTGACCGACGGATATGCGACGTTCCCGCACGCGCCCCCGAGGGGTGTTCGCGTGATCTGGGTTCTCGTCGGTTCGTACACGTCGCGCCCCCCATGGGGCGAGATTATCGACGCGACGAAATTAATTCTTGCGCGCTGCTAATAGGCGCGCTACTGGACGGGCGCCGCTGAAAATGCGGCGCTTTCCCCTGCCAAGGAAAAATCAATGTCTCAAATCGTTGTTGTTGAAAACAGCTCAATTTCTTCGGTCGGCGCGGTTTCATTCTGGCGTCTCGACGGCGAGATCGACCGGGTGAAGCTCGCAGAAGAATGGGCCGCCGCCGGGCTTGACCCGGCGTGGCTTCCTGCCCCGTGCTCGGCAAAGGTCGCGCTAAGCCGCGCCCTTGCCCGCATGAAGGGCGACGGGCGCAGCGTGGTCACCCTGAAAGACGGGGGGCATGCTCTCACGACGCTTCGCGATACTGCGAGCGAAGCGGTTGCTTCGCGTGTCGCTGCGAGCGTCGATCTCGTTGTCAAGCTCGCGACGAGCGCGAGCGGTGAACACGTTCTTGCGATCGACCTTCCGACCGACGACGAGACGGCGGAACGCGCCGCGATCGAAGTGCGCCGGTTGTGGTCGCATTATCGGGCCGCTGTGGTTGCAACGGATGTCAGCGTGTGGCTCGCCGACATCGTCTCGAAGCTCGACGCCGTCGGGTTGCGCGAGGGCGGCGGCGTGTACTTCGTGCCCGCAACGACGGTCGCGCAATGGCGCAAGATCGCCGACGCAGTCTCGCGATCTTCGTCGCATCGCATCTCGCAGCTTCCCGCGATGCGATCGGATGACGCCGTCGCGGCGGTACTCGCGGCGCTCGAAGACGAAGCGGCGGCGCATGTGGCGAAGATGGACGAGATCCTTACGGCGAGCGAGGTCGGGGCGCGGTTCCTTCGATCGCGCATTCGAGACACCGACGCGGTAGCGTCGAAGCTCGAACGCTACGAGGCGCTCCTCGGGGCGAAGTTGGACATGATCAAAGACAAGATCATCGAAACTAGGGCGAGCCTGTCCCTCGCAGAGATCCAGGCGCTAAACCTCGCAGAGCAAGCGGGGGCGGAATGACCGCCCGGTTGCCGCTTGCCGAGGTGTTCGCCATCGCGGACCAAACTGCGCGGAAGTTTGCGCAGAAATTTTCGCGGTGGCATCAGCTCGAAGATCTCGTCCAAGCGGCGCGCCTTGCCGCTTGGACGGGTCGTGGTGCGTTCGATCCGATGCGCGGGGCCAGTGAGGCGGCTTTCTTGACGTCGATCGCTTACAGGGCCGCGCAACGCGAATCGTACGGGCTCACGATCCCCGTATCGGGAACATCGCACCGCCCGGGTGAATTCGTCGGTACGCTGCGATCGGTGCCCGTGGAAGCGGACGTGCTCATCGAGTGCCCCGACGTCGACAGTGCAGTCGACGCGCGGTGCGCGCTGGAGATAGCGGCCGCAATGGCCCACGCGGCCGGCGTGTCGATGGCACTTGTTGCCGGTTTTGAGTCGACAAGCACGAAGCAAGAATTCGATCGTGTGCGGCGGTTGCGGCTTCGAATTCGATCGCAAATCGAGCAGCGGGAAGCCGTTGCGCCGGTTGCTCGATCTGCGCGCGTTGCGTAGACTGGCGGGATGAGCACCGCGATCCAGATGGACCAGCGCGCAATCAACGCGCGCGAGATTCACGAACCACAGGCAAACCCGAACGTGGTGAGCCCCGAGCAACAACTCGAGCTTGAACGGGCGATCCGCACGCACGGGTTCCAGCAACCGCCCCTTGTGCGGCCGATGGGGGACGGCGAGTGGTTCGAGATTATTGACGGCGTGCATCGGGTACGGGCGGCGCGTGCCGTGTTCGGTGACGATTGCCTGATCCCGTGCGTGGTCGTGGATGTTGACGACTCGACGGCCGTTCAATTGCAGATCGGGCTAAATCGAATGCGCGGCACGCTCGACCAATCCGAGGTGGGGCGCCTCGTTGCCTCGATTTTGGATGACGTGTCGAAGTCGGATCTTGCGATCGGGTACTCGACCGAAGAGATCGATCAAATTCTGGCGTTGAATAAGCGCGCGAATGTCTCCGGATCCGACTTCGGGGCCGTGGGTGATCTCGACGCACCGACGACAACGCACACGAACCCTGCCCCCGAGGTCGAGGCGCCCGCGGTTTTCCCGCTGGAAATTCGTTTCACGACTTCGGCCGATCAGAAGCGCGCGCGTCGTGCGCTCAGGTATGCGGCGGGTGGATCCGAGGACTATGCGCGAGGATTGCTCAAAATTATTGACGGGCAGGAGGACAAGTGACGGAAGCTTACAGCGTCGAGAAAGTACCCGCGCCGCTATTGGCGGCCGGTTACGCCAGGATTTCGGATATTGCAACCGCGGTATGCGCGCATCATGCGACCATTTTTCGACGCGCGAAGCGCGGTGTTTACGGCGAGTGTGAAGATATTTCGAACGCTCTTTTTATTCGGATTTCGCGTGTCGTCGCTCATGACGGCGCGAAAAGTGAAATCGCCCGCGAACGGTTGCGCGAGCTTGCGCGAGCAACCCGAGCGGCCGCGCTTGCGGCCGGAGCGCATCCGGTCGAGGGGGAATTCGCGCTGTGTGGATTGACGTCGGAAACGTAAACGCGCGCGTCACGCAAGCTACTGACGCAGAGATCGGCTGGTTGCGAGCATTTCTCACTTTCGAAAGCGCGGCGTCGCGTTTCACGGGCACCGCTCAGCACTTGATCAACAAGGTTAGCGGCACGTTTCCGGCGGGGATTATGCCGCTTGTGCGCTCGGGTGCCGCGCACGAGTCGCCCCCGATACAGATCGACGAGCGCGATCTGCGCGCACCGAAAATCGATCGTGATGCAGGGGCGGATCTGGCGTGGTTGCGAGGCTATCAGCGCGCCGCGCTCGAAGCGATGATCCGCCATGAACGGGGGATCATTTCGATCCCTACCGGGGGCGGTAAATGCCTCGCACCGGAAACCATGGTTGTTCGTGCCGATGGATCTCAAGTGCGCGCCGATGGTGTACGCGTGGGGGACCGATTGTTGGGCCCCGCTGGCGACGCGCGTATCGTTCGAGCGGTTACTCGGGGGCGCGGGGAGCTTTTCAGGATCATCCCAAACAAGGGTGCGCCGTGGGTCTGTAATGACGTGCACGTGTTGACGTTGATCAATACGACCACGGGCAATATCGTGGACGTTCCCTTGGACGTTTATCTGCTGAAATCTCGAACGTTCAAACATGAACACAAACTATTTCAGCCGGGCGCATTGTCGTTCGAGAATGAGTGCGAATCACCGCCGATCGATCCGTACTTTTTGGGCGTTTGGTACGGTGACGGGCGTAAGAATTTGCGCGCGGGCGTCGAGATCACGAAGCCAGATCCGGAAGTTCGCGATCTCTGCCAAGCAACCGCGGCCGCGTGGGGACTACGGGTGCGCGTGGGTGCGTACGCCGGAAAGTGCCCCGCGTTCGGCATCGTCGGCGGCAAGGGATGCCCCAACACGTTGCTCCGTAAAATGCGGCAAGTCGTCACGGATGTAACGCGGATCCCGGATGCATACATGCGCGGGTCACTCGACGTGCGCCGTCAATTTCTGGCGGGCATGCTCGACACGGACGGCTACCTCGCGGGCGCGGGCGGTAGCTTTTTTGAGATCGCGCAGCGACATAAAACGATTATCGATGATCTCGCGGCGATGGCTCGATCGCTCGGTTTCAGGGTCACGATTCGACCGAAGACCGTCAACGGCGTCACCTACTGGCGCGCAAACATTCTCGGTGATTTTTCGGACGTGCCGATGCGCATCCCACGCAAGATCCAGAAGTCGCGGGATCGTGCATCGGATCCGCGGCGGACAGGGTTCAAGGTCGAGGCGATCGGCGTGGGTGAGTACGCTGGATTCACGCTTGACGGGGACGGTCGTTTCCTTCTCGGTGACTTCACGGTGACCCATAACAGCGAGCTTTTCATAGGCGCATCGCGCGCACTTCCGGGGCGCTGGCTCATGCTGGTTCATCGAACGAATCTCGCGACGCAGGCGGCCGCGCGTTTCGATCTTCGCGCGAAAGAACACGGGCGCCCCGAGCGTGCGGCGACGATCACCGAGGGCAAGATCGGCGGAACGTGGGCGGATACAAATTTCATCGCGGCAACGTACAAGACGCTCCTATCCGGGATCGAACGCGGCGACAAAACTGTCCTTGATGTTTTGCGGCATGCACAAGGTGTGCTGTGTGATGAATGTCACGTAACGGCAGCTAATACACACTCGCGCGTCCTTCGTAATGCTCAGCGCGCGCGTTATCGCTTCGGTTTTTCGGGCACGCCGCTCGACCGCGCGGATCAACGATCGATCATGGCGATCGCGATGCTGGGGCCGGTTGTTTACCGGATTCAAGCGCAAGCGCTGATCGACGCGGGGGCGATCGTTGCACCCGCGATCCGCGTGGTCGAGTGCCGTCAATTTGTGCTTCGGTACACGTGGCCGGATGTTCAGCTCGAAGGGATCGTGCGGTCGAAAAAGCGCAATGACATCGTGATGTCGGCGGCGGTCACATGCGCGAAGCCGGGGCTCGTTTTCGTCAATCGGATCGAGCACGGTAGCGATCTCACAAGTCGGTTGCGTGCGGAGGGGATCAAGGCGCGTTTCGTCTGGGGCAAAGATGACGGCGCAGCGCGAGACGCGGCGATCGCAGATCTTCGCGCCGGCGTGCTCGACGTGGTCGTGTGCTCAACGGTTTTTACCGAAGGCGCCGACATCCCCGAAATTCGATCCGTGATCGTCGGGGGCGGGGGCAAGTCGGTGATCGGGGCATTGCAGCGCGTAGGGCGCGGCGTGCGCAACGCCCCGGGCAAGAAAGGTGTGACTGTGTACGACGTCAACGATCTCGATTGCGGGTGCCTCGCAACGTCGCTACCGCACCAATCGTGCAAGTGGCTCGCTGAGCATGCCGCGCAACGGATCGCGGCGTACCGTCGCGAGGGGTACGCCGTGACCGAAGAACGATGGGGAGGGTAGACCATGCCAAAAACAAGGGGAAAATGATAAAAAAGAAGTGACCATATACGAAAGATCGCGCCTCTTGCCTGGAGGTGCGTAAAGCCCCGAGTATGCAAGACCGTCCCGCCTCACTCGCTCGCTGTAGTCACCGGGCGACCCCCAAAAATTCCTTGGCAGGGGTTCGCATCGGGTCGCCCGGTGTCTACAGCGCGCGCCGATCGGAGGTGTCTCGTGGGTAAAGTCGCAAAGATTGCCGCGGCCGCTGAGCGGGTCTCGAAAGAGATTCTCGAAGAAAACTTCGAAAGCGTGGGGCCGTTTCCGGCCGCGCCGATCGTCGTCATGTGTGACTTGCCGGAGCTTTTGGTGCTTCTTGCCGCGTGCACTGTTTGCACCGCGCATCGCATAACCCTCGAAACACTGCAGGGAATCGACCCGGATCCGTCCGAATCCGTGATCGGAAAAAGCACGCTCAGCGCGGCGCTCGATTTGATCGCGAGTGCGGGCTTCGATCGTGGATTGCTCGAGGACGCGTTGCAAAATTTCGCAGATGAAGGTGTGATCGTTGACGGTGAAACGCGCTTTCCGCAATGGGTGATCGGCGTGGGTGTGTGCGCGACCCCGGGCGAGGATGTGACCCCGACTTTTTGCGCTTTCGCGCCGTGGGCGGGCGATCTCGTGCTGGAGTATTTCTCGCGCCCACGGTCCAAGCGTGTGATCGCCGCGGGAAAGGTCGACGGCGTACGCTCAGCGGTGGAGAAATGCTTCACGCACGAGGCGCCCGCGCGTGAGTTTTTGGCCATGGTCGAACGCTGCGCGCGCCTTGAGGGGCGGGGATGACTTTGCCCGCGGCGGTCGCATCAGAGATCTTGCCGCTCGGGGAATGGATCCCGCCCTACGAGGTCACGGGCGGCGAAATTCGTTGCGCGGATCTCACGCGCGAGAAGATGGGGGATCTTGCTTTCGAGGTGTGGCGCGCGGCGCTCGCGCTGCGGGATCCTGTTCTGCAAGATCGCGACCGCAAGATCGCGCGGTACGATTGGTCCGTCTATTTCTCGTGGGTGGATCTCGCCGCGCGCGTAGCGTTGCAGACGCGCAAGGCGAAGCCGTCGCGAAGTCAAGTCACCCGCGCCCTTGAATACCTGCGGTCCGTGGGGTTGCTGGCGTCGACACGCTGCGAGCGCTTGCACGGCAAGGGTAAGCGCCTGAAGCCCGGTCAGGTGTACGTGTGGCGCGTGTGGCGCACCGTGCTCGGGGCGTGGCACGGGGACGGGACCGTCACCCTGCCGAGCAATGTGACCGCGGCCCTTGACCTCACGGGACCGCACCGTACCCGCGGCGGGTTTCGAGGCATGAGCGCGGAAGGTCGCGCGCGCTGCGCCGCTGCGGGCCGCAAGTCGGGGCAAGTGCGCCGCGCAAAGAAGCTCGGGATCACCTTGGACGAGTTGATTGCGCGTGAAGGCGATCAACAGAATCGAGCGCAAAAAATGGACAGCATTCCGGCCCCCTTCGAGATCGATCACGCACCGCGCGCAATGTTCACGATTCCGGATCGGCGTCTCGCACCCGTTCGCACGGATCACCTATGGCCGGCGAACCCCAGCACGGATCTACAGATTGCGCTTTCTGGGGCACGACACGCGCTCGAAAGGATCGGCGCGCGCGTGTTCGGCGCTGTCGATGGCCGGGCTCAAGTGCTCGACACGGCGCGGCTCATGGTGCACGTTCCGGCCGCCCCGCTGTTTACCGCTGAGCAAACAGAATTCGAGCGCGGTGCGGTGTTGTGGCGGTTGCTGGACGGGTGTCTCAAGCACCACGGGATCAAGCGCCCGAAAGGTTGGAACAAGCCCGGCGCAGCATTCCCCGGCAAAGGTGGGATCTCGTCGCTTGTGTGTGACGTGGCGGATGCGCTTTACGTACGCAAGATCGCCCCGGCCGTATGGCTCGAGCATAACGTCGCGGAATTCAAGCGTGCGGTTGCTCGGGGCGAGGTGCGCCTCAAGGATTTTCCGATCTACCGTGTGTTCTCGTCAAAGGCGATCATGTGTCCGATCAAGTGGGGGCTAAAGCTCGCCGGGATCTGCGCAGGGCGCGACTATTTCACGCCCGAAGGGCGCAGCGTTGCGAGGCGCATCGGCGGTCTTTTTCACGTGCTCACGCGAAATTCTGTCCGTGTGCGCGCTGATCGGTCATTCGGCCCCGCAATCGAGGCGGCATTTTTTCCCGAAGGCATGGCCGACGCGTACACGCATCACGTCAACGAAGCGCGCAAGCTTTCGGCATTTCTGCTCGATCAAGCTCGATCGGGTGCGTGGGTGTGGGGCGTTGATCCGTTCGATCCGTTGGTGCAATCGTGAGCAACGTTCTACCGTTTTCGACCCCGCGCGGTGCACCCGAAGCACCGACGCCGGCCGCGATTTTGCCCTATCCGGTCACGCCTGGATTTGAGCGCGCGATGGTCACTGCGTTGTGTTTGCGCCCGCGCTTGTGGGCGGTGTTGCACGGCGAGATCGAAGCGAAGGCGATCGCAAGCGAGATTGCTCGGCGCGCACTTGCTGCCGCAAGTGAGATCGCGCGAGACACGGGCCGCGGTCCGCAGGGCTTGCTTGTTGTGATCCAGCGCCTTCGCAAGCAAGTCGACGCGGGCAAGATCACGATCGATCACGTTGCCGAGGTGAGCGACTATTTTGACGATGCGATCGACGCGGGGATCCCTGATGACGCCGCGATCATTGCCGAAATCAAGCCAATTCTGATCGAACGCGCGGGCAAGGCGGCGATCAACGAGGGTATGCGCGCTCAGCTCGCGCGAGGCGATGTTACGAAGCCTTTCGAGCGCGTCACGCGCTTGCAGCGTTTGGGCGAGGTCGTTGATCAGCCGGGCGTGTATTTCGGCAAGCATTCGCTCGAGCTGATCGAGAGCACTCGACACCTCGTGCGCCTACAAACCGGGATCTTCGAGCTTGATCAAGCTCTCAAGGGCGGCGTTCGGCGCGGTACCGGAAACATGTTTCTCGGCCCCGAATCGTCAGGTAAATCCGTGGGCTTGATACAAATTGGCGTTGCCGGTGTTCTGCAAGGAATTCCGACGGCGTACCTCACGATGGAGCTACCCGAAGAGACGATCCATGCGCGTATGCTCGCAAATCTTACGGGGATCCCGATTGATTCGATCATGGATGATCCTTTCGGTTGCGGCGTGGATGAAGCGCTCGACCGCATTGCGGGCATCGTACAGCTAGGGCCGCTTGTGATCTGCGAGCTACCCGCACGGGCGACACCTCGCGACGTTTTCGCAGCGATCGATCGAGAGGAGCAACGCCTCGGGTGCAAGATCGAATTGGTGGATCTTGACTACGCGGACAAGTGCACGCCGGGCGCGGATCCTACGCTCGGAAAAAATGCAGGGCTCTACGAGCAGATGGGATCCGTTTACGATCAGTTTTTCCAGTGGGCGCGCGATACCGATCGATGGTTCTGGACGGCTTCGCAATCGACCCGCGGCGACGGCAACCCGGATGCCGTGCTGGGGCTCGACGACGTCGCGGATTCGAAGGGCAAGACACGCAATTTCGACACGGTGATCACACTCAATCCGCGCGACAACTTCGAACAGATGATCTATGGCATGGCCAAAAATCGCCACGGGCGGCGCGGCGCGATCGTCGGCCCGCTACCGTGTGATTTTGAGTGCGGGCGAATCGCACCGGTGAATTACCCGTGAGCTACTTCGAGGATGCGGCGGCGGTTGCCGCTGCGGTGGTTGACCGTCGTGTCTCGGAAACCGGCTGGGTTCGTACGAATTGCCCCGTGTGTTGGCGCCGCGCGGGTACCCCCGACACACATGCGGCGCTGCGGTACAACGTCGGATCACTGCGCTTTAATTGTTTCCGCTGCGGATTTTCCGGGCGCTTGAAAAATAGCCCCGACGAGTACGCGCTCGAACATGACGCACTGTCGAGCGCAGAACCGGCTGAGCGTGTCTACGGCGTCGAGCAACCGGAGGGGTTCGTTGACTTCCCCGAGCACGTACACCCGGACGATATCCCGCCCGCGGTGTTCCCCGGCTTCGACTATCTCACGCGGATCCGCGGTCTCTCGCGTGACGTGATCGATGATTACGGGATCGGTGCGTGTTGGGGCGGCCGGTTCTCGCAGCGTATCGTTATGCCGGTGTTCGGGTCGGATGGATCTTGGTTGTGGTTCTCTGCTCGATCGTGGTTCAAAAAGCACCCGATCCCGTACCTGTACCCGAAGGGAGATCGCCTCGGGATCATGTTCGGGCACGCGGCGATCTTTGCCGAGACGCGCACACCATTGCTTGTGCTCGAAGGCGGCTTCGATGCGATCGCGCATTCCCCCGACGCCGTGGGTGCGCTCGGGAAGCCCAGCGAAGCAACACATATCGCGCTCATGTGCGCGCGGCGCCCTGTTGTTTTCGTGCTCGACGGGGACGCACACCTTGACGGGTGGGTGTGGGCGATGCGCTTGCGCGCAGAAGGGCGCGAAGCGGGATCTGTTCGTCTGCCCCCTGGCGTCGACCCTGACGTGTACTCGCACCCGTTCCTGCTCGAGCTTGCTCGAAAATCTCTCGCCGACGGCGAATGCATCGCACCGCCGCCGGATCTTGCGTAATGACCATCGAAGGAAAAACGACCATGACCGCACCTTTTCAAGTCAATTCAATCGAAGTCCACGCCGAAATTTGCGGCACCCCCTGCCATGTTTCGATCGTGGGCGACCAGATTTCGATCGCCCCTACTTCGCCGATGACGGGCCCCGCGAAGACCGCGTTGTTGCTGGCGATCGTTCGCGCAACCGCCGGGGCGTCGCTTGTCGAGATGGGATCGATTGCGAGTGTTGTGATCGGGGGCGGCGTGCCCGCACGAGATCGCCCCGTGTCATTGCCGAGTCACCCCGTGTTCGTGCACGCACCCGCACCCGAGGCCGCGCCCGTTGCCGCCCCGCAAACGGCCCAAGAAACGACGGCGCCGCTACCAGCGGCCGTTGCACCGACCGAAGAGAAGAAGCCCCGCGGGCGCCCACGTAAGGCGGCGGAAGTGGCACCCGCACCCGAGGCGACGTCACCCGACGACGAGGAGGAGGGATCGCTCGCAGTAGGGAACGACCCGGGCGGCATTGCAGGCGCACCGAAAGCGAGCGCACCGAAGCCCGCAGCGAAGGCATCGAAGCCAGGATCGGCGGCCGCACCACGCCCCGCACCCGCGCCAGAACCGGACGAAGATCTGGGGACGGATGCTGAAGTCGACACTGATATCGATCCAGATCTGGCGACACCCGCGACGCCTGGATTTGTGCAGGTGTTCAAGAACAAGAACGCTTCGATCGATCGCTTGAAAGAGCACGCGCGTTTCTTTGACGCGGTGCAATACCTGCTGAATCTTGGCGGCGGCCCCGAGAAGGTGACGCTCCCCGCACTGGTCGAGGCGTGCACGCTCGCACGCGAGCACTCGCCGGTGCTGAGCCAAGTGGCAGATTACGCCGATCGATTGCCGCGCGTGTTTGAGTCACGCGGGATCGTGCTCGCGGCCGGCTGACATATGCGCACCCTGCCCCTATACCCCGGTGATTTGCGCCTTGCAGTCGAGCGCGAAGAGCCGCGCGATCTCGACCCGAAGTGTACGCGGTGCCCGCTGAGCGAAGGTGTTCGATCGCCGTGTATGGGGGCAGAGGCAAGCAAGAATTTCGCGCCCGGCGGCGTGCTTGTCGTGGGTGAATTCCCGAGTGTGCGCGATGATGCCACGGGCCGCCCCTTTCGAGCGGCCACGGGCGACTATGTACGCAAGCAAATCGCGCGACACTACGCCGGCCCCGTGGTCTTTGATCACGCGATCCGCTGCGCCCCGAGTATGAAGGCGCTTGCGAAAAAGAGCTTGATCGAGAAAGCTCGCAGCGCGTGTCGCGGGTATCTCGCGGGCACGCTGAGCGAGGCGAAACCTTCCTTGATCTTGGCGTTCGGCACGCACGGGCAACACGGCGTGCTCGGCAGGGCGATCCCACATACGAGCCTCGGGGGCGGGGCGTACGCGTACACTTCGGAAGGCGTGCCCGTGGTGTTTTTGCCGTCGCCCGGCCTCGCGATGCGCAACCGTTTTCTGCGGGCGAATTTCGAGGCCGCGCTCAAGCGCGCGTTGACGGAGCCGTTTCCCGCTCCCGAGCATCTACAGGGGCGGGCGATCCTCGTGCGCAATGCTGACGAGACGCGGATCGCTTTGCGCGCCGTGCGCCGTGCACGTTGGGCCGCGTTCGATATCGAATCGTGGGGGCTTCTTTTCACGCCAGATTATCAGATCACAGCGATTGCAATCGCGACCCCCGGATCTGTCGACGCTTGGCAATGGACGCGCGGTGCTTTGCAGTGCCCCGAGGTGCGGGCGCTGCTCACGGATTGGTTGACCGACGCAAGCGCCCTCAAAATCGGCGCGAACATCAAATTTGATGCGCTCGGTTGCTACTCTTTCTTCGGTCAGATGATCGAAGGCGTGCACGGCGATATTCGCTTGTGGAGGAAATTGCTCGAACCCGAGGCTGACGCGCGCCTCGAAACGATGGCCGAGATCGTCGGACAGGGCGGGCATAAGCACGAGGCGCAAGCCGAGATGGCCGCGCAGCATGCACGCGTCACGAAGCGCCTCGCGTGGGAGCGCCGGCGCGCGCTCGCTGAGCAGGCGGGGCGGAAGTTTTCGGCCGAGGAACCGCCGACGCTTCGCGAGATGGGGATCCCCGAAGGGATCGAGAAGATAGTCCGGGATCCTGACGTCAAAAAAGGCGCGTGGGTGTACGGAATGCTCCCGGGGCGGGTGCTCTATACGTACAACTCGCGCGATGCTGTCACGACCGCGGCGGCGGGCGTCGTGCTTGAGCAACAGATCTCGCAGACATCGCAAAAAATCATATGGGATCACGTTGTCAAAGATGCGTCGGTCGCGCTCACTTGGATCGAAAAGTGGGGCGCACCGGTTGACCTGCAAGCGCTCGACTATTTTGAACACTCGATGCGCACACAACGCGACGACGCGAAGCGTGTTCTTGACGCCTACGCACCGATCAATTGGGGTTCAAGTAAGCAGGTAGGCGAATTCTTTTTCGGCAAGCTCGGGATCACGCCCCCGAAGATCAACGAAGAGACCGGGCTCCCGTCGGTTGACAAGGAGGTGCTAACGATTCTGAAGCCGTTGCACCCCGCGGCAGATGCGTTGATCAATTATCGTCGCGCGGATAAGTTGCTCGGCACGTACGCCGTGGGAATGCGCAAGCACATTCGCCCCGACGGGCGAATTCACACGTCGTATCTACTCGACGGTGCGACCACGGGCCGCGCGGCGTCGAAAGATCCAAACCTGCAAAATATCCCTCGCGCCGATACCGTGGAGGGGAAGATGGCGCGCAACATCTTCACGGCGCGGCCGGGTTGGCGCCTTGTTCAGCTTGACTATTCTCAGCTCGAACTACGGATCGCCGCGCTTCTATCGGGCGATCCGGTAATGCGTGAAGTGTTTGTGTCTGGCGTCGACTATCACCAGCGCACGGCCGAGATCATCGCGCCTTTCGCGTGGAAAATTCAGGCGCATCAGGTCGAGAAGAAGCACCGAAGCGCCGCGAAGGCGTTCAACTTCGGGCTAATTTACGGCAAATCAGACTCCACACTTGCGGAAGATCTCGGGATCTCGGTGCGCGATGCTGCGGGCATTCGAGCGGCGATTCTCGGGACGTTCGTCGATCTCGATCACGCGATGAAGGATTGGTTGCGCGAGGCACGTGCCACGGGCGAATCGTGGACGATGTATGGCGGGGTCCGCACGAGGCGTCGCCCGTTGTGGCGCATTGCAGAACCGGAGGATGGTGTGCGCCGCAACGCTGAAAATGCGGCGATCAACACGCCGATCCAGGGTACCGCGGCAGAGTTTGCGACGGGGTCGCTATGGCCGATCGTGTCGTGGATTTTGGACGAGGGTATCCCGGCGCGCGTGATCGGCACGGTTCACGATTCGATCGCGCTCGAAGTCGAACCTTCGGCCGTTTCCGCGGTCGTTGATTTTTGCCGGCGCGCGATGCTCTCACACGATGCGGGCGACGTGCCGATCGTCGTCGATGCAGACGAGGGCGAAAGGTGGGGCGAGCTTTCACCTTATGGTGTGGCCGCGTAATGAACACGTCATGGCTCTAAACATCGAAGAAGATCCGGACCTGCAAGACATCGCGCTTGCACCTACCGAAGAGAAGGCGCAACGCGAAATGGACGCATACATGCGGGCGTGTGTCGCGATTGACCCGACGCGTGTACAGGATGAATTCGTCCGAATCCCTGCGGATCTAGCGTTCTGGTCGGCGCGATCTGATGACGCGATGGACGCCTACCTGCGGGCGAAAGATGCGCTCGAAAAGGCGGAAGCAACGGCTGAGCTTTCGATCCGATCAGCGGCCGCAAACGTGGGCGAGAAGGTCACCGAAAGCGTGGTCCGTGCGCGTGTTCTCGTGCACCCGCTGTATCGCGATGCGATCGAGAAAGAGATCACCGCAGAGACGGCAAAAAATCGAATGCGTTCGATTGTCGCGGTCATCATGACCAAAAAGGAAATGTTGATCTCCGTGGGCGCGCATGTTCGAGCTGAAATGCAGGCGCACCCGGCCATTCGGGATCAGGTCGCGGCGTCGAGTGCGTACGGAAAGGGCGGCCGTAATGGGTAGCGTGTGGATCAAGCTCGAAGATCTTCGCGAGATGCTCTCGATGCTGCGATCGGCTGAGCGTCGCGCGGCCCGTGCTGAGCGCGCGCTTTCGCACAGTCGGACAAAAAAAGACTCACCTTGGCGCGCGTATTCGATGCGGGCGCGTAATAGTTCAGCAGGCGGCCGGTAAGGCGCACGAAGTCAACGCACACAAACAGAAAAAACGAGACCAAAAAACCATGGGAAACATTCGCTTCGCAACCTTCACCGAAGAAGCCGCGGCCGCTGAGAAAGAGCAACTTGACGCGATCGCACCTACTACGAAATTTTTCAAGCCCGAGCAGGGAGACAACATCATCCGAATGTTTCCGCCGTTGCCCGGCGAGAGCACGCCTTGGGTGACCGGGTGGAGGCACTTTCTGAAGTTGCCGTGGCTCGAGAAGCAGACGTCGATCGTGTGCCCGCGTGTCATGTCGAAACAGTCGTGCCCCGTGTGCGCGCTCGCCGCTCAGCTCGCGACCGCAGAAGATGCGACATACCGCAAGCTCGCAGAAGATCTCGAGCCGCAGTTTTCGGCGGTCGCGGTGATCGTTGATCGTGCGCACCCCGAGGCGGGGCCGCAAACGTGGACTTTTGGCAAGGGGATCTACAACAAGCTGAGCGGTCTTCGACAGAATGCGATCTCCGGCGGCGACTTCGTCGATCCGGATCGTGGGTTCGATATCGTGCTCACACGGAAGGGCTTGCAGAAGGACACGCGCTACGAGGTCGCGCTTGCTCGAAACGCATCGCCGCTCGGGGACGATGACACGATCGATTATTGGTTGGAATCGTTCCCGGATTTCCGATCCGGGATGGCCGTCAAAACAAGCGAAGAAATCATCGAGGCGCTTGGAACCGTGCCCCGTTTCCGAGTCGCACAAGGCACGCTCACGGCGTCGCGATCGGCCGCGCAGCTGAGCGCACCCGCACAACCACCGCGGGCCGCTGGTCGCCCCGCAGCGCCCGCGCAACGGGCACCGCTCGGGACGCAGCGGTTCGCGCCCACGGCGCCCCCTGTTGCGCAGCGTGCACCGGCGCGCACGGCGCAAGCCATGGTTGACGATGATCCGGACGGGTCGTTCGAAGATCCGGATCTCGCGTTATCTCGCCGGTAGCTACTAACCCGAAGTAAGGAAGCCCCGCACGAACGCGGGGCTTTTTTCTTGCCATGCCCAAGGTTTTTTTTGTTGCTGATGTTCACGCCGGCAATCATCGGATCCACGGCGGCGCCTCTATCGGCGGCGTCAACGAGCGGTGCGAATTGGTGCTCGCGGCGATTCGCGAAGCGGTTGCGAGTCGTTCGCATCGAGACGATCCGATCGTCGTGCTCGGGGATCTGTTTGACGTCGATAAGCCGTCACCCGCGATCGTTGCGGCGGTTGCGGGTGCGTTCGGGGATGCCCCCGTGATCGCGATGGTCGGAAACCACGATCAGACGAGCGACGATTACCTGCATCCCGAGCACGCACTATTGCCGTTGTCGGGGTCGATGACGGTCATTGATACCCCGCGCACGCTGTACGCTGAGCGGTTGAGTTTGCATCTCGTGCCGTTCTCGCCGGCGGTTACGCCGGAATCGCTGGCTGACATTGTCGCCGATCTTGTTCGAGCTGATCCGCAAGGGCGCGCGCGGGCGTTGTGCGTGCATCTCGGGATCTCGGATTCGCAAACGCCGCCATGGTTGCAGGGTGCGCACGATTCGATCCACGAGGCGACGATCCGCACCATCGCGCGCGTCAACGGGATTCGCTTCGTGCTCGCTGGAAATTGGCACGATGCGCGAACGTGGGGGCCCGTCGACGGTGACGGGATCCGGATCTCGCAGGTCGGGGCGCTGGCTCCGACCGGGTGGGATAATCCTGGCGTCCACGGGTACGGCGGGATCGACGAGATCGACGTGGTCGAAGGGCCCGATCATGTGTCGGCCGCGTGGGCGCATCGTTGGGTTTACGGGCCGCGGTTTCTATCGTTCGGGCGACCTCGCGAGGAACCGGCGGCGAATTTCGAAAAGGTGCTGAAAACCATTTCACGCCCCGTCGCGGGTCATGATGGGGTTAGGCGCGCGCATAAATTCTTCGCGCGTCTCTACGTGCCCGTCGCTGAGTTGGCGCAAGCGTCGGCCCGCGTGGCGGCCGCAATCGAAGAAGGCTGGATCCGTGCGGGCGAAGCCTTGCCAGTCGACGCGGCGGAAAATCGGGCGGCAGCATCAGGGGCGGCGGTGCGAGCGCTTGCCGATAGTCTCTCGCACGAGGAGGCGATCGCTCGATTCGTGCGCGCGGGCACATACCCGCACGGTGTCACGCCCGATGCTGTTCTAGCGAAAATGAAGCGCTATCTTGGAGGTGCATCGTGAAGATCAAACGTGTGGAATTGCGCGGCGTTCTTTCGCACGCGGACAGCTCGATCGACTTTCCGGATCGCGGCGTGGTGCTCGTGACGGGCGCGAATGGCGCGGGCAAATCGGCGATCTACGAGGGGATCGCGTTCGCGTTGTTCGGCGAGACACTACGCGGGGAAAAGCCATGGACGGATCCGCCGATTCCAGATGTTCGCCCGTCGATCCGTGTGTTGCTCGTGGATGGTCTCGACGTCGTGAAGAAGCCGCGCGCGCTGACGTTTTCGGGGGGCCCCGCGGGTGCCGCCGTTGCATACGAGACGCCGGGCAAGGCGGCGGCCGCACTGCGGGATCTTGTGGGTGATTTCGATGCGTGGCGGATGACTTCGGTGTTTTCGCCCGCAGACATGGCGGCGTTTACGCTGGCGAGTGATACGGGGCGCAAGGAAATTCTCGAATCGATCCTAGGCTTGTCGCGCTTCGATGCAGCCGGGCGCAGTGCCAACGAGGATCTTCGCGAGGCGGAAGCGGCGATCGCACGTGTCGAAAATCTTCGGGCCGTGGCTGACGCGAAGCGATCGAGCATGCTGGCCGTGGTTGATCGAGATCCGCCGCGACCATCGGATCTCGTGCGTGCTGAACTACACGAAGCGCACGCGCGGTATGACGCGCTTAGGGCCGCGGTGACGGCCGAACAGGAGAAGTATTACGCTCTGAATTCCACGGTCGCGGAAACGCACGCGGCCGCTGATGTCGCGCGCGCAGATCTGGCCCGTGCTCAGCAAGCGATCGAAGCGGCGCGCGGCGGTCTGGCTTGCCGAACGTGCGGCCGCGATATGCCCCCCGGATCGCCGTATTGTGGCGATCCTATCGATGCGCTGGACGAACGGTTGACGTTCCTTCTCGATGCCGAAAAGAATGCGCGCGAGCGGGTTTTCGTGTCGACGCTCGCGGTCGATAATCTGCGCGCGGATATGGGCGCCGCGCATCTGCAATACGGCCAATTGCAGATGGAGCTAAAGGCATCGCTCGCGCATGAGCAAGCGCGCGCTGCGGTACAGTCGTCGATCGATTTGCTGGTCGAAGAAATCGAGGAGCTTGACGCGCTGATCGCCATGAAAAAGAACGCGCGCGAAGTGATCGCGTGCGCAATCAAAGCACTTCGATCGGTGCGAGGGTTGCTGCTCGCGAGTGCACTTGATGCGTTGCAGGCGTTGGTTGCGTCGTACCTCGACCAGATCGGCGACGCGTACACCGTGCGGATTGCCGCGGACGAGTTGGGGCGCGTTTCGTTGTCGATCGCTCGCGCTGGCTCTGGGCGGTCGTATCGCTCAGCGTCGCAAGGCGAGCGGCGGCGCGTCGATCTGGCCGTGCTTCTCGCGCTCGGGGATCTTGCAGCGGCGGCACGAGGCACCGCGCCGGGGCTTCTCGTGCTCGACGAATGTCTCGATTCACTTGACACGGCGGGGCGCGCGAGTGTGCTTCGCCTCGTCGAACAGATCGCCACGGACCGTCCTGTCGTCGTGATTACACACGCAACAGAGGTCGCGACGGGGATCGAATGCGTGGCGAGCTACGAGGTCCGCGACGGGGCGATCCACAAATCTTGACGTGCTAAACCGTCGTGCATGCGCCCCATGCACGCGAAGGCTTTCGAAGTTGTGGATCGTGCCGATAAGGTCGCGATCCTTGCCGTGGCAAAAACGAACGGGATCGCGGTCGATTCTGTCGTCGATGCGATCATGAATCGCGCGGCGCCCGAAGGCGAAGCGGCCGCGAGGCTTCGCGCACTGACCTCGCTCGGATCAACGACGATCGTGCGGATCCGATCCGTGATCGCGTCTGGCGGCGGGTGGCCATACGATTGCGGGCAATGCGGCCGTGAGAATGCCGCGGCGCTGGCCAAGTGCGTGATTTGCGACCGCATGGGTTGCCCCCGTTGCGTCCGGGGCAATGGTTGCCCTGGTTGCGACGGTGACCGGGCCGTGGCGAAGGCGGCCGCGGTTGCTGACGCTGCGAGTGCGGCGGCCTCGCTCGAGTCTGAACAACGCGCAACCGAGCGTGCGGCCGCGGAAGCGGCGAGTGCGGCGGTGCTCAGCGACGCGGCGTCACCGAAGACCGGAAAGGCGGGCGACGCATGAGCCCCACATGGCCGGTGAAGTATCTTGACCTGCGGGATCAACCGATCGAAGTGCGGCGGCGCGCTGCGATTGCGATCGCGCGGTTCGCGTGCGGCGGCGACGAGGGGCGAGTGGTTGGCGATCCGGTGTTCGAGGTCGTGACCGAAGGTCGACAGTCGGCGCAAGACGCGCTGATGCGCACCAATCCAGCGGTCAAGCCATACAGCGCGTGCACGGATCTCTATTCGTACGTACGCAATCGCCTCGGGTGCAATATCGAGAAATTCATCAATCGAGAGGACGAAGACAACGGGACGGAAAGGTGGACGATCGGCGGCGGCCCCGCGTTCGTACAGCGCGCCCCCGGGTTTATGACCGCGCGGCAAGCGCTCGCGAAG